ACAGCATTGCAAACAAGCGCCCGAGAATTAAATTATCAAAAGGCTTTTGCTGATGCTATAATAAGCTCGAAAACTACCATGAATACACAAGTTAAAGGTCAAACAGGCTACAAGAAAGATAACATTTTTGATAAAATGAATGAAGCTAAAAACATATACGACCAATACAGTTGGATTATAAAGTGAGAAAATAAATGGCTAATAAGTTTGATAAAAATCCAAAGAACAGACAATCGGAATTGTTCAAGTCTCTAACAAGGTTATTCTCCGGACCAATCATTAATTACCGCTCTCAGTCTGGTCGTCGTATTCGCAGACAACACCTTGACAAGTTTTCCAGCAGATTCAAGTCTGCATCTGGACAGCAGTTTAAGAAGTCGCTTTATAACCCATTAGATACAGTTGCAACAAACGCCATCGCAAACCAGCGCAGAGCAGAGCGTTACGTTGACTTTGATCAAATGGAATACACACCAGAGATCGCATCGTCGCTTGATATCTATGCAGACGAGATGACAACATATTCAGATCTTCGTCCAATGCTTAACATTAAATGCCCCAACGAAGAAATAAAAGCAGTGTTGGCTATTTTGTATGAAAACATTCTTAATGTTCAATACAACTTGTTTGGTTGGTCGCGTACAATGTGTAAGTACGGAGACTTCTTCTTATATCTAGACATCGATGACAAGTATGGTGTCCAGTCTGTTATCGCGTTACCCTCATCGGAGATTGAGAGACTTGAAGGCGGTGACTCCACTAACCCGAATTACGTCCAATATCAGTGGAACTCTGCTGGTATGACTTTTGAGAACTGGCAGATTGCTCACTTCCGTATCCTTGGAAACGACAAGTATGCGCCATACGGCACTTCTATTCTTGAGCCCGCACGTCGTATTTGGCGTCAGCTTACACTTATGGAAGACGCAATGATGGCTTATCGCGTTGTCCGCTCATCAGAGCGCCGCGTATTCAAGATCGATGTTGGTGCTGTTCCTCCGCAAGATGTTGAAGGATACATGCAAAAGATCGTCTCGCAACTTAAGAGAAACTCTGTTGTAGATTCTGAAACTGGTCGCGTTGACCTTCGCTACAACCCGATGTCCATCGAGGAAGACTACTTCATTCCTATTCGCGCTGGCTCTGCAACCGATATCCAAACACTTGCAGGCGCGCAAAACATCACAGCGATTGATGATGTGAAGTATCTCCGCGACAAGTTATTTTCCGCGCTAAAAATTCCCCAGTCGTATCTCACGATGGGCGAAGGCGCAACAGAAGACAAGACCACACTCGCACAAAAGGACATTCGTTTCGCAAGAACAATCCAAAGACTTCAAAGAGTTGTTATTTCAGAACTTGAAAAAGTCGGTATTATCCACCTTTATACTCTTGGCTTCCGCGGCGATGTCTTATTGTCTTTCTCGTTATCTCTCAATAACCCATCCAAGATCGCGGAACTTCAAGAGATCGAGCACTGGAAAGCAAAGTTCGACATCGCTGGTTCAGCAACAGAAGGCTACTTCTCACGCCGCTGGGTTTCAGAGAACATCTTTGGTATGAACCACGAAGAGTTCATCAGAAACCAAAGAGAAATGTACTACGACCGCAAGCACGATGCTGCGCTTCAAGTTGTTGCTGAAGCTGCCGCAACAGGCGGCGGTGGCGCTCTCGGAGGTGAACTTGGTGGCGGAGATCTCGGCGCTGAGTTAGAAGCAGACCTTGGTGGCGGACCAGAAGAAATACCAGCCGGCGAAGTTGGTGGCGGAGAAGCTCCAGCCGAAGAGCCCGCAGGTGGCGGAGAAGAGTCTCCGCTCCTCGCAGTACCTCCCGGCTCCCGTAACGCACCTAGACTGACTCCCGGTGCAAAAGGTAAAGTATACTATCCCGTGAAGACAGACTCACGCCCAGCAGGCGCTAGAAGTAGAAACTATGCGCGCATCGCTTCACCGGAAACTAACACATATAGAACCAACAATCTAGGCGCGTCAGAATTAAGATCTCTGGCGCGTGGTATTTATGAACAACAAGATTCTACTTATTCTTTGAAAGAACAAGATCAAGAAAGACAAATACTTGAAGTTAACAACACAATGCGTCAACTTGTAGATGTTTTAGAAAAAAAAGAAAATATATTAACGGAGCAAAAAAATGAAGATTAAGCACAACAAAAAGAGGAACACCGCTTTTGTTTTCGAATCATTATTAAGAGAAGCAACAGTTGCTATCATAAAAAATGATACCGACAAGCAACATAAAGTTGTTCAGATCATCAAGAAGCACTTTACTGCTGACTCGGAGTTGAAGAAGCATCTTGAATGTTATCGTTCGCTTTATGAAAACCAAAGTTTGAATACCGAAATAAGTGAAAAAATCCTCACCGAAGCAAAAATGGCTTCACGCTTAATCGACCCACACGGTTTGTTCAAGAAGCAAACAGAACTAATCAACGATATCAACACAACTCTTTCTCCGTCTGTGTTTTCTAACTTTGTTCCCAACTACAAGACCTTAGCAACTATCGATCAGATCTTCTGTGACAAGTTGCCGCCAAAAACACGTGTTATGCTGGAAAGCACTATCGTTGAGAATATGACGAAGAACGCTCCGGAAAATGTAGTCAATGAAGAAATTGATAACACTACGGTGTCTTGCTTTGTAGGAAAGTTTAATGAAAAATATTCAGAGACTTTATCCGAAGAGCAAAAGCAGCTTTTATCTCATTACATAACTTCCTTTACAGATAACGCTGTGTCGTTAAAGATGTTTTTAAACGAAGAAATCGTAAGACTTAAAGATGCGATTGTAGAGTCTTCTTCCGACGAGATATTTGCTGAAGACACAGAGATGAAGCAAAAGGCAAGCCAAATAATTGAAAAACTTGAAGGGTTTAAGAAGGCGCAAATAAACGATGATATCCTTCTGACCGTTTTAAAGACACAAGAGTTAGTAAAGGAAATGTCCAATGGTAGTAATAATTAAGATCGGAAAAGAAGCGAACGCAAAGAAAGTTCGCCTTGAAATGGACTTAAGAAAGTCCGTCAATGGCGATCTTATGATCTTTGACCACGGCGACATTGATATTGTTTTATCACCATCAAAGAACAAAGTTGTTGTGTTTCCAAAAGAAACTATGAGCGACTTGGTTTATGGAGCACAAAACAGATTATTCGCGCACTTAAGAAAGCGCGGCATTGTTGTTGCAGAAAGCATTCAAGGTGGAGCGTTCTATGGCTCTCTTGAGGGAATGCTTGAAGAGTCTGCCGATCCTGATGCTAGTGCTGCAAAATTGGCGCTTATCAACATTCACAACTTTATCGAAGAAGAGCGTCCATACTTTGAGCAGACAGAAGCAATAGTTTCTATGGCTGATGATGAGCTACTTCATCCAGACAAGGCACATTCAACAGAGTTAGGCGAGGTTCCACAAGAAGTTGAGCAGGGTTCTGTACGACCGGGATATGTGAGAGATCCATACTCGCTTGGTTATATGTATACGGTGTAGAATGGAATTACTAACATTTATATTGTGCGCCTATGGGCTAACACAAATAATGGTGTACGGAAAGGTTTTTGACGGAATAAGACCAACCGAAGGCAGACTTGGGCAACTCTTTAAGTGCCCAATGTGTATGGGCTTTCACGTCGGCTGGTTTTTAATGCTGCTTTCTCCGTTCACGGAACTATTTAGTTTTGAGGTTTCTGTAACTAATTATTTCTTACTTGGTTGGTTATCATCAGGAACATCTTATGTATTAAACATGGTATTTGGAGACAATGGAGTTAAATATGAGCACAAACACGCAAATCCAGACAACTGCCACTTGGACAAACAAGTGGATGCTTCAGCCAGTGAGACGCTGTTGTAAAGGGAGTTAGCTATGGGTCAGAAGTTATTAAGAGAGTATTTTGCTTTATGCGATGGTGGAGTTTGCCAAGACCTCTTGACTGAGGATGAGAAGCGTTATGTTGCTGACGGTGGCATGATCCTTTCCGGTATTATGCAAATGACCGAAACCCAAAATGGAAACGGCAGAGTTTATCAGCACAGCACCATGGTCCGAGAAGTCCAAAACTACCAAAAGCTTGTAAAAGAGAACAGAGCACTTGGCGAACTTGATCACCCAGATGACTCAGTTATTAACTTGAGAAACTGCTCCCACATGGTCACAGAAATATGGATGGAAGGCAAGAACGTAATGGGTAAAATTAAAGTTCTTGATACGCCATCTGGAAAGATTTTGAAAGAACTTGTTAATGGTGGTGTTACTGTGGGCGTTTCATCTCGCGGTATGGGATCCGTTAGAGAAGAGAAAGGCAGAACAATTGTTGAAGACGACTTCCAGTTGATATGCTTTGACATGGTTTCTGAGCCATCAACCCCCGGCGCATTTATGATGAAAGAAGCCAAAGACTACCAAAATAAAGTTTTCACAAAAGCAGATAAAATCAATAGATTGTTAAACGAGGTTTTAAATGAAGAAAAGTGATTTAAAGAATATCATTAAACCACTTGTTAAAGAATGCATACACGAAGTCCTTTTGGAAGAAGGACTTTTGTCGAATGTGGTTTCCGAGGTCGCCAAGGGGCTGAACTCCAACGTTGTAGTAGAACAAAAACAACAAGTCGTCAGACCACAACCAAAAGTTGACCCAGCACAAGAGCTTGCAGAACGACGCAAGAAACTAATGGCTGCGGTGAATAAAGATGCCTATAATGGTATCGACATCTTTGAAGGCACAACGCCTATAAAAGAGGCAGCTTCAGCACCCGGCGCACCAGACCTTGGTGCTCCTAACGATGCTGGTGTAGATATAAGTTCCATCATTGGGACTTCTTCAAAAATCTGGGAAAGATTAAAGCAGGACTGAAATGAAAAAAGGATCACAAGTCGTCGTAACACCGAGACACCCAAAAGAAAACAACGAAAGAATAATCAGAAGATTCTTAAAGAAAGTTAAAAAAGAAAGAATCGTAGAAGAAGTAAGAGAAAGAAGAAGATATAAGAAGCCTTCTGTAAAGAAGAAAGAAAAACAAGAACGTGCTCAACGTGCTCGGTTCAGAGAAGAACAAAAACGTGTTCGTGCTCAACAAAGACGCACTAGAAAAAATAAATGACTATTTATATTGTAAATCAAAATTTTGAAGGAGTTTTATAATGTCATCTTGGGGAGAACCCGGCTTAAGTCACGTCGGCGCTTATCAAGTCAGTGGTCAGCCTTATGCCACTGGAAGTATTAATTGCAAACTGGATGCACGACCTATAACAGATTGTGTGATAGATTTTCCATACGTCGCTCGTTGGGTTAAAATCATCAACAAAGACACAAGTAACGATTGCACAGTAGCTTTTTCTATCGCGGGTACCCAAGGTTCAGGAAACTATTTTACAGTAGCAAAAGCTGATGACGATGCCAATGGCGCCACGGGCGATAGCGGCGTTTTGGAACTCAAAGTATCTAGAATAGTGATATCTGGATCAAATAACGTAGATGTTGTAGCAGGCTTAACAAACATTGCACCCAAGCGCACTGCAACCGACGATGGTCCAAGCTGGTCAGGGTCAGCAGGAGTAGGCTAGCCCGATGGCTAACTTTGGCTGGGCATATGTAAACTGTTCCGGCTCCGGTGGCGGAGGCGGAGGAGAAGGTTCTGAAGGACCAATTTATTCCGTACAATTTATGACGGCATCTGGCACAGGTGTGTCCAGCGGTTCTCTTGACTTTACGTATAACTATACCACTAATACGGCGGTCTTATCGGGTAACTTGATAGTCACCGGCACAGTCAGCGCCAGTGTTTTTCAATATCGAGATATAACAATTATCGACGCCACAGGCTCAACATTCTTTGGCGACACGATAGATGATATTCACTCGCGTACAGGAAGTTTGGAGATCTGGTCAGGCACAACAGCCATCTTATCAGCCAGTAGTTATTCGCAACAAACTTTTGTTAAAGGCTTCGGCGGTAACTACACAAATGTAACAAGCAGCCACCACACTGCGTCTACTTCAGATCACGTACTTGGTATAAATGCTGTTGTAACTCCGCCAGCAAATGTATATGTTACTATACCAAGTCCTGCTGACTTTTCTGCTGGAGCGATATTGGTTATTAAAGATGAAGTAACGAGCGCCCGTGGGCTCTCAAACATTACGTTAACTCGCTCTGTGGACGATACATATACATTTGATGGTGATCCAACTTATATCTTAACAGGTACAATGCCTGCAATTAGTTTGTATTCAAATGGAAGCAATTGGTTTGTCTTCTAATTATTAAAGGAGGCGACAAATGGCTTACAACAATTTATCAGGCACAGTCTTACAGCCAAACCATTTCCTCCCCAGACAGGATCACAATGGAAATGTTATTGTTCCAATTGTTTCCGGCAATTTATCGACTTCTGATGGCGCAAACATCATCAATGTGCCTCGCGTTTATAACGCAACAAATAACTCGCTTTTAACTAACGTTAATGGTGATGCAAATACAATAACGTGCGAAACCAACCTTACGTTTGACGGTGATACATTAAATGTTGTAGGCGATATTAGTGCTAGCATCGGTATATCTGCATCCGTATATTATGGAGACGGAAGCAATTTAACTAATATTAGAGCCGATAATGTTGCTGCTGAAGGACCAGCACACTCTATTCAGTATCATGATTATGTTGATGGGGACTTCACTGGCTCAGCAAACTTGCTGTTTAGTTCTTCAAACTTATATTTGACTGGTAACTTGGAGATGTTTGGAACAGGAACAGTAGAAGGAGATCTGATACCAGCACAAGCAGATATTTATAACCTTGGTTCACCATCAAATCCTTGGGGATCGTTATATATTTCAAGCAGCACAATCCACTTTGGAACAGACAGACTAAGCGTCCGTGATGGTCATTTGCAATATGGCTCAGGCTCTTTAGAGCAGGGTATGCAAATTGGTCATATGCACTTAGTAAACAAAGGCATCCATATGGATAATGGCTATCAGCTTGACTTAAATGCTGCTTGTATCAAGATACACGGTGGCGTAGTTTACAATAGAAGTCTTGTATCTGGAAACTATTCTTTAAGCGCACAAGACTATTATCTTGGCGTTGATACATCACAAAACCCTGTGTCTTTGACGCTACCAAGCGCCAGTCTTTTGGCGACTGGTCAAACGTTTGTTGTAAAAGATGAAGGCGGATCCGCGAACACAAATAACATAACAATTCAAGTATCAGATTCAGATTTAATTGACGGTCAAAATTCAGTTATTTTAGAGTCACCTTTCGCATCGATCCAGCTTTATTGTAACGGCACCGATAAATTCTTTATCTGCTAAAAATTTAAGACCCAAAACATACTACTTAATAGTGATGCATGGCTTCCGTGCATCGAATTTGGATAAGTTTACTTATCCGCCTAAACCATAAAAAACTATAAATGGAGGGTTTTTAAAATGGCTTATAAATTTCAATTAGGACCTGCCGTCATGAGCGGCTCCCTTACTCAAGAGGGTGGTCTTATTATTAAAGATGACGATGGTTCAATTCGTCTCAATGTAGATCGCCTCACAGGCGAACTTTCTGGCTCCGGTGACTTGAAAATTGGTGGTGCCGTTAAGCTCGACGGTGTTGCTGATGCTGCTATCGACGTACAGTCCGACAGCCTTTACTTCCTTGATGGCGATGGCCTCATGAAGAAAGAAGCAGTTGGCGACCTTATGGCTGCTGTTGCAGGCAACGGTCTTAGCGAAAGCGGTGATCAACTTCGAGTTAACGTTGATGATTCTTCAATCGAGATCAGCGCCGACACACTTCAAGTCAAGGCTCTCGGTATTACCGATGCTATGCTTGCTGGCTCTATCTCTGACGCTAAGCTTGCTCAAGACTACGTTCAAGTTGGTGAGTTCACCGGTTCGTTCGCTGATGTTCTTGCAACTCACGACACTGATGATCTTGCTGAAGGTTCTAGCAACCTCTACTACACCGACGCTCGCGCTCGCGCTGCTATCAGCGAGGATGCTGACATCCTTGACTACGACAGCAGCACTGGTGTTCTTAGCGTAGTTGGTGCTGCAATGTCTGGTTCTACTCTCGACATCGTTGGCGATTCTTCGGCTGCTACTGCTGTCCGTTCGCACTTCTCTGCTGGTGAGATGCTTGGTCTCTCTGGTGGCGAGTTCTCGATCGACGCTGCTGCTTTCTCTGGCTCTTGGGCTGATGTCCTCGCAACCAAAGACACAGACGATCTTGCTGAAGGTTCTAGCAACCTTTACTTCACCGACGCTCGCGCCCGTCAAGCTATTAGCGTGACTGATGCTGGTGGTGATGGCTCCCTTGCATACGATAACTCCACAGGCGTTATCACTTACACTGGTCCATCCGCTGCTGAAGTTCGTGCTCACTTCTCCGCAGGTGAGATGATCAGCATTTCTTCGGGTGAGATTGCAGTCGATGCTGCTGTCTTCTCCGCTTCTGCTGATGTTCGTTGGGATGCTAAGATGGCTGCTGCCGACACTGGTGATCTTGCTGAAGGTTCTAACCTTTACTTCACCGATGCCCGCGCTCGTCAAGCTATCAGTGTTACTGATGCTGGTGGTGACGGATCATTGGCTTACGACAACAGCACAGGTGTTTTAACTTACACTGGACCAAGTGCTGCTGAAGTACGTGCCCACTTCTCTGGTGGCGAGATGATCTCCATCACTGATGGCGAAGTTGCAATCGACGCTGCTCTCTTCTCGGCTTCTGCTGATGTCCGCTGGGACGCTAAGATGGCTGCTGCTGATACTGGCGATCTTGCTGAAGGCTCTAACCTTTACTACACTGACGCTCGCGTCCACAACGCTCTTACCATGGAAGCTGCTCGTTTCATCACTTATGATGGTAGCGGTAACTTCGCAATGGATGAGGCTCTCTTCAGTGGTTCTGCTCGCGGCCTTCTTTCTGGCGGTGAGATGGTTGACTACGCTTCGGCAACTGGTGAGATCAGCATCAACGCTGTCGCATTCTCTGGTTCATGGGCCGACGTTCTTGCAACCAAGGACACCGATGACCTCGCTGAGGGTTCTAGCAACCTTTACTTCACTGATGCACGTGCTCGTCAAGCTATCTCTGTCACTGACGCAGGTGGCGACGGCTCTCTCTCATACGACAACTCAACTGGTGTGATCACTTACACTGGTCCTTCGGCTGCTGAGGTCCGCGCACACTTCACCGCTGGTGACGGTCTTGCTGTCGCTGATGGTGACTTCAGTGTGAACGTTGACGACTCGTCTATCGAGATCAACGCTGATACTCTTCGTATCAAGGCTGACGGTGTTACAGGCGCTATGCTTGCTCCTGCTGTCGCTGGTGTTGGTCTTGCCCAAGACGGTTCTGGTAACCTCGATGTTGACCTCAACGAGTTGACCGCTGCTACTGTTGATGTGGCTGCTGATAGCATTGCTATCGTGGACGCTGACGACAGCAACGCTTCTCGCAAGGAAAGCATCGCTGACCTTGTGGCTGCAATGGCTGGTTCCGGTCTTTCCGCAACCAACGGCGTTCTCTCGACAGAGGCTGGCGTAACCCAGTCGTTCGTTGATGCTAACGCAACTCTTGTTGAGGGTATGAACTTCGGTACTGTTACTCTCTCTGCTGATCGTACCCTTACTCTTCCATCTGCACCTTCTAACGGTGACGTGGTTCGTGTTAAGGCTCCAGCATCCCTCGGTGGTAACGATCTTATCGTTGCTGTTGACGGCGGCACTTCGCACCTCATTGATGGTCAAGCAAGTGTTGTACTTGAGTCCGATGGCGCTGCTATCGCTATGCAGTACGTTGGTAACAACGTCTGGATCGTCTTCTAAGATTGCTTACAATCTAGAAGATTGTCTTATTTACTGGATGCCCTCCTTGTGGGGGCATCCTTTTTTTTGACTATTTATATCTGTGACTAATATCAAGACTTTGGATCTGCACGGAGAATATCATCGAGACGTTGAAAACAAAGTTGTAAACTTTATTTTAATGAACGACGCTCCTCTGAAGATCATAACAGGTGACTCCGAGATGATGCGAGAGATCGTATTCAGCATACTAGACGAACACGGGTTTGAATATCACCCGGAGTTCCATACTAATTACGGCGCATTTATTATCAGAGATAAAACGAATTTATAACCTATTTATAGACGAGAGGAAATAAAATGGCTTACAATGTTCTTAAGGGCATAGTTGAAGGCTCCGTGGATCAATACGGAGATCAAGAAATAGATGGCGTAAAAGTCTTCAAAAATACAATAAGCGCAAGTGTATTCTACGATACAGATGCACAAAGTCCATGCGCAACAATGAAAGATGTGGCAATTAAAAACATTGTTGGTGGAAGCAAGGGTGCCTTACTTACGTTTGAAGACGAAAACACAGCAAGGGCAAGCGACAAACTCACTTTTGATGGTGAGACATTAAAAACAAACACCATTCACGCAGAAGAGTTTCATGGCTCAGCAGCAAACCTCGTCGATATTCCAGCAGATAAAATTACAGGTAAAGTTCATGCTGACTCTATTAGCATTGGAAGTGGACTACATTCTGTACACGGAAACGTACAAGTTAACTGCGGTGCAGGTATACTCGCTGAAGAGGATGGATTATCAATTGACTTATCTACAAACGGCGGTTTGACGGTTAAAGGTTCAAAGTTAGCAATTGACTTAGAGAATATGGATAAAATAAACATCAGCGGTCAAAACTTAAGTGATAATGATCTGCTGTTAGTATCAGACATATCTCACAAAAACACAACAAGCACAACACTTTTGAATTTCTATGAAGGTTATGTATCACACAAAATACATCAAGCTGTCGGCGGTATTGGAGACGTGCAAATAAAAGACAAACGAGGCTTTACAGCAACTTCAAAACTCTCATATGACTTAGCATCTGATACTTTAAAGGTTGATGGAAAAGTTGACGCTAGTTCTCTCAAAGTAAACAAGTCGCTTTATTGTAATGGCGCTGTGTATAGTAACATAAAGACAATTGCTAGCAGAATTTATGAAGCGCAAAGTGAAGACTATACGCTACTGTGTGACACGAACAGCAGCCCAGTTACCGTGATGCTGCCTCCTGCGCGCAACAATGCCGGAAGAATTATCAATGTTAAGATGACTACCAGTGGGGAGTCAAAGAAAGGCACATACCCAGTAGTTTTAAAAGCCGCAGAGGGTGCAATAGACTTGACAGATGAAATGATTATAAAAACAAACCACTCGTCCCGCTCTCTTCAGTCCGATGGAGTGGCTTGGTGGGTTATAAGCTCAAAAGGCAAATAAATAAAAGGAAGTAATAAATGGCATATAATAATCAGAAAGGTTCCCAGCATACCGGAGATATCCAGTACGAGGGTGACCCAAACGACGTTCAGATAGACTTTGAAAACGATCAGATTATTTTAAAAACAGGTGGAGCACCAAGAGTAAACATAACGAACACCGAGGTATCTAGTTCGGGCATATCAAGAATTATAACTCTTTCTGCTTCTGCTGATGCATATGTTAGCGGTGCTGTTTCGGCATCTGTGTTTTATGGTGTTGGAACAGGCATCACAGGCATTCCTTCTACTGGTATTACACCCGCTGGATCCGATAACGAAATTCAATTTAATAACGGCGGCGTTATGGGAGCATCGGCTAACTTGACTTGGACCGACACGCATTTATTTGTCTCAGGCACAACTGTGTTGAGCGGAACGCTTTTAACGCACGATATCCTTCCAATAATTGATGAACAATACAGTATTGGTATTGATACTCTTCGATACGAGAACGCTTATTTTAATTATATGAATGGCGGCGTTGCCTTTGATGCAGTTAACGATGAGGGTGTAGCAATTACCAAGGGTCAAGTTGTTTACATTAAAGGTATTTCCGGCGGCACACCCACAGTTGCGCTAGCAGCATGTGATGTTCCAGCCAAGATGCCGGCATTTGGTTTTGTTGCTGACGGGTCAATTAACAATGGCGCCCAAGGTCGTATTGTTACAATGGGACGCTTAAATGGAGTTAATACATCCATTTTTACAGAAGGCGACATACTATATGTCCAAACAGGCTCAAATGGAACATCGGGCAGTTTTACAGCAACTCGACCAACTGGTTCTAATAATTTACTTCAGAATATTGGTAAAGTAACCGAGGCTGCTGCTTCTGGTCAAATTCGCGCTGGTGGTGCCGGCAGAACTAATGCAACTCCAAACTTGGACAAGGGCTATTTGTTTGTCGGAAATGATGGTGATTGTTCTGTGCAAGACAACACAATATACGTTTCGTCGTCTGCAAATAGAGTTGGTATTAATACCATTCCGCTTGACTCAACACTAGAGGTCGATGGAACAGTTGCAGTAAGTGGGAATGTAAATATCCGACAAAATGCAAACTTCTTCCAAGGCTACTCAACCACCAACTCTAACGTATCGCTAATTGGAGTTTACTCTGATGACGTTATTCATGTTGGTAATTTGGGATACGATATTAGTTTAAGAGACGACACATTTGTTCAAGGAAACATTTCCGGTTCTGGAACAGCACAGTTTGTCGGAGCAACAATACTAGGAAACGATCTTACAGTTTCAGGCTCAACAATAATGGAGTCCTTAACGGCAAATGGTATCACAAACGTAGGTGTTTACTCTGGATCGAGCACTCTACACGTTGATGGTAACGCGACATTTGGCTCCGACGTTCTTGCTAGTGGATCGATAAGCGCATCTGTCGGCTTATCCGCAGGAACATTTATCAGTAGTTCTCTTGGTATTCACGTCACAGGATCTCAACCGCACATAGCAATTGGCGACAAGTTTGCTTACGATGCATTATCTGGTATGCTTTCTATCAGACCTTCGGATACAAGTAATAAAACACTTGCTCTAATGCAAGCAGCCGATGCTGATGGTGGTCGCATTGCTCTCGGTGTTTCTGGTTCTGGTCAAATTACAGTTGGTGGCGCAGCATTCGACGGTGTTGCGAACTTTGTCGGAACAGACATTGAAAAACTTATCCATGCTCAGTCAGACAGCCACAACCCTGTATTCCAAGTCAGTGGTTCTGGAGA